ATATATTAGTACTGAAGGAAGTTTTACTCCACCTACAGAACCATATCCAACCACAGGAACTTTAAGTGGTCCAGTTGATCCACCATATTTTGGTTCAGTATTGGAAGAAGTGATTGCCGACACAGAAATTTCAAGTCTTTCTAATGTCAGTAGTACTACTCCATCTTCAGGACAAGTTCTTAAGTGGAATGGAACTCAATGGGCGCCTGCAACTGATTTAGTTGGTGTTGGAACAATTGGTATTGAGCTTGCCGATCTATCCGTATCAACAAATGCAGTTGGAACAAATGCACTATCATATGATAATACGACAGGAACCTTTACATTTACACCAACATCTTTAGTTGGATATGCTACTGAGGGATATGTTGATAATGCTGTATTGGGAATTGTAACTACTGGGCAAATTTCAGGATTTATTACTGCTGGTGCCTCAGGTGCAGGGTTCACTGCATTAACAGGTGCTGCTGCTGGTACATATGGTGATTTTGATAAATCAGCACGAATAACAGTTGACAGTAATGGAAGAATTACTGGTATTACTGAAGTTGGAATAACAACAGATGGTGCTGGAATTGATGTCACTGGCATTTCTACATTTAACGACAATGTTTCATTTGCTTCAACCATATTAGTTGATGGTGCTGTAAATCTTGCAGTTAATAATGCAACAATCACAGGCACTGCTGGTTCAACTGGTGATATTAAGATGATTGGTGGTGCTCCATTCTTCTATGATGGATCTTCTTGGAGAGAGTTTGCTCTTGCAACTGGCACACCAGTTACTGTTTCTGAAGACACTGAGTGGGATAATGTTATCTTTAGAAACACTTTTGATTCATCATACACAGAAGTATCACAATATGCTAACTCTCAGGATTCCTTTGCTAATCAATCTTTAGTCACATCTCCTGTTAAGTATGGTGATAAAGCATTAAGACTTTCATCTGGGTATCTTAGATATCCTCATATTAGTGCTTATAGTTTTGAAGGAGAATGGACTATAGAAGGTTGGGTATATATTGATTCATTGCCACCTGGTATTGGTGGAAATGCTGAGGCATTAGTATCAAAATATAATGGTTCAGTTAGTACTCAGGTTTGGGCAATCCTTGCAGAAAGAATAAATACTGGATATACTGATCTTAGATGGTATAACCATGATAAGCATAACAATTCTTATAGTGGTGTAGGTATTGCTTCTGTTAGTAATTCTGACATTTATCAAACTTGGTGTCATTTTGCTGTAGTCAGAGAACCTGATAATGGTTCAATTCATTGCTATATTAATGGTATAGAAAGTGAATTCACAACAAATGATCAAGTTATAGATAACAATATCAATGATTACTCTGGTGCAGAACTCTATTTTGGTCGTAGTTATTATCAAGGTACTGATTTTGATGGACTTTTTGATGATATAAGAATTTCCAATGTTGCAAGATATACTTCTGTTGGTATTTCTACCACAACAACATTTACTCCACCAACTCAGGCATATGCAACTTCAGGAACACTTACAGTTGCAACTGATCCACCAGGAGATAAGTATGGTGAGATTGGACTTGGAACTTCTCCAACTTGGACAGGAACATCTGGTGTTACTGTTACACAACAAGACCAAGGAGAGTATCGTCTAACATTTACATCTTCTTATACTAATGCTGATGATTATTTTGTTCTAACTCAACCAATGGATCAAGGATTTGCTGCATATGTTGGTGCTGCAAGATCTACTACACACGTAGACTTTACAATTAACAGACAAAGTAATAATGCAGGAGTAGATACTGGATCACTTGCAGTTCAAGTTACCAACCATCCATAAAATAAATAGGAGATTGTGAGAAACTAAATACTCTTAAGAGATCCACCTAGCTAGGGAATATTAGATGACTAGGAATAGCAGAGAACTATCTCAATTTGCATCTTTTATTGACATTAAAGATGCCAATCAAAATATCGGTGTAATCACCTCAATGGTGATGAATCCTGGTGGTATTGGGATTGGCAGTCCTGTAAGTGATTATCTAAGTGAAGCATCATCGAGAGGTGCTATTGACCCGTTAATTAACTGGAATAAATCATATCTACTAAACGACGTTTATATTGAAGGAAACTTAAACGTTGATGGAGGTACTTCTGGTGCTGTAACTGGTGCTGGTGCAACATTCCCTAAGTTAAATGTAGGTGGACTAACAACAACTAGGGATCTCGTAGTAGTTGGTGTCACAACACTTTCCCGTGACACTGGTATGGGAACGGTATATATTGGACAATCTGATGTTAATGTATCTGGAGCACAAGGAACGAGTGTACAATCTAACGCAAACTTAGGTATTGCAGTTACTGGTCCTGGTGGTGGTGCTTTTGTATCTGGAGATGAAGATCTTGTACATGGTTTAGTTGTCATCGACAATGTTGGTGCAGCAGAAAATAATGAAGTAGCACTTTGGGTTTCTGGTAGAGTTCACTTTAATGGTGGTGATCCACTTATTACAGATCCAATCAATGGTGGTGAAACTGGTCTTGGAACAGAATTTGTTGTTGTTCCAAAGGCACTTTACTACGATAAGGTTACTTTCTTAGAAGGCATTAATGTTGTAAAACAAGATTCTACTGAGCAGCAACCTGAAGGTGGGTCACTTGAAGCAGCTATTAAAGTTTTCAATGCAGAACGTGGAATGAATCCAGGTGTTGCAGAAACTGAAGCTCCTGCACAACCTGCAATCTGGACTAATGGTGGTATTGAAGCACTTCAATACGGAAGAATTGGTTATGGACTTAGTATTGGTGAATACATGATGGTTGGTAATCAAGCACCAACCGCAAATACAGATTGGCAAGGAGATACTATTAGATCAGAGTTCCTGACTGATATTGAGATTAAAACTGCAAATGTTACTGTTGGTCTTTCAACTGGTGATAAGAGATATAATGATTCTCTAAACAATAGAACACTAATCGATTTACAAACTTCTCAGGTAACTCAACTATATCCATATGTTCCTGGAGGTGGTGAAGCAAACGCAGGTATTGGTACAGAAGAAGGTCGTTTTAGTATTGCATACTTTCATGACTTAGAAGTTGGTCCTGATTTATCAGACAGTCAGGCAAACATGGTTAACTTAAATGTTAGCCTTGGTTCCACAATGGCATTCTTAGATATTGGTGGTACTGGTGGAACTGAAGAGGATGAAATCTACTTAGATGTCGGTCCTGGTAAAGCAAGATTTGCAAATATTGAAGGTAATGGTAACTTCTACCATACAGGTATTGCAACAATTTTAGGATCACTTAATGTCATTAGTGATGGATATAATAATGCTTATGTTGCTACTGCTTTCCAAGCAAATAATGTTGATGTTTACAAGCAAGATGTAAATAATAGCACAAGTCCTGAGTTCTTCTACCCAGCAATGGCAAATGCTGGTATCTCTCAGACTGATGCTGGAGCACAAATGTTTGTGAATCCAGGTTTCTATCTAGATGCCTTTAGTACAAGTCTCTTTGTTCATAACAACCTAAGTGTTCTTGGTACAGCAATTAATGCATCATTAGAAAATCCAGAATTAAGATTTGATTTATTAAACTATGGTGTTACTGAACTTAATCTTGCAAGTCAAGCAAGATATATTGATATTGGTGAACCAGAATCTGCTGAGGGTGGTATTACATCTATCAGAAGTGAAGTTACTGAATTAGTAAGACTTAGATTAAGACAAAATGATATTCAAGCATCTACTGGTGATACAGCAATTACTCTTAATGAAGATATTAACGTAAATATTGCTGGTTGGGTACAAATTGGTGGTACTTATATTAAGTGTGATCAGAACGATATTAACATTGCAGATACATCATTAAGAGCTGATCTATTTAAGTCTGCAACTGATGTTGTTATCGGTGCAGAAGATCTTGGTATTGCATCTATTAGAAACAATATAACTGAAGTTGAATTCTTAAGACTCAACAAAAATACTGTTCAAGCATCTGATGAAGCAACAGCATTTACCGTTGGTTTAGGTGGAACTCATGTATCTATTACTGGTGATATAATCGTTGGTGGCAATGATATCCAGACTGGATTTGGTATTACTAACATTGAGATGGTTGGTGACACTAAAACCATTTTCTATGGTGACATTGAGATTCGTGGAAACGAGATCCTATCTTCTGATGGATCCGTCAACATGTTGATGTTTGATGGTCAAGAACTAACAAGTTTCACTGGTGCAATTAGAGTTGAAGGTGACGAAATTCGTGCTGGTACTGGTGATACCAACATGACTATGATTGGTGATCAAGTCACTATATTTGCTGGAGCAATTGAAATTGATGGTGATGTTATCCGTGCAAGTAATGGTCAAGATAACATTACAATGGATAGTGACCTATTAACAGCAGTTGCTGGTGATTTACGAGTAGGTACAGGCACTATGCGTGCTGGTGATGGAACTATTGCTATTACGATGGAAGGTGGTACTGGTAATGTTGCAATTTCAAGTGATGTAACTGCTAACAGTGCATTCTTCAATGGTCTTGAGGCAAGACTAAATGTTCAAGATGTTGACATTAGAGACAACCTCCTAACAATTGGTCTCATCGAAGATCCAACAAATGAAGGAACTTTGATTCCCCCAAATGTAAGTATTGGTAATAGTGGTGATGTTGGTCTTGTAATGGCAAGATATGATGTTGGACTTTCAACTCATAAGTATGCTGCAATTTACTATGATAACTCTGCTGGAAGAGTTGCTATTCGTACTGATGTAGAAGATGCTGGTGTTGGTGCTGGAAGAGATCGTTATCTACTAGCAAATGGATTACCCTCCGAATTAGAAGTACAAAATCTGTACGTTAATTATAACACAACTCTTGGTATAAAGACAATCTTTGAAGCAGGAAATATTGACACAGGTGAAGAAGTAATTGATGTACTAAATGTTGTCAATGTAGAAATTGATGCGGGTACATTCTAGGCTTGACAAGACCCTTAATTATGAGTAGAATACCTTTGTTAGGGTTGAGAAAATAAATATATCTTAGAAATTTATAGAGTAACTAATGGCAAAAGGAAATACTGGTAATACTAAAGAGTATGTTCAATGCCTAGCATTTGCTCATTTTGCCAATAATAAATATCCAAATAAAAAAGAAGATCAAGAAGAACATAAAAATTCTTTTTATAATCTTTTTGTTACTTCTGCAGATCGAAAAAAATATGATATTGAAAAGTTAAATCTCAGAGAATATAAACAATATGTGGGGAAAAAATTTCCTTTCATGAGGTGTTTGAGAGATTTTAAAACAAAAGTTGGTGGAAGAGGTAAATCTAAAGGAAATATTACTGCGGATACTACAGTACAAAAAGTATATGATGTTGCATTAGAACTTTATAAATCCAAAGTCATTGGTCAAAACTGGGAAAATTATGAATTTCTAGATCAAACTGATACTTTTACTCAAACTGTAAAAGATGCTGCATTAGAAAAAATTAAAAATGTTTTAGGAATAAAATTTAAACTTGACATGCTTGCAAGTTTTGATATGTTTATTGTTCATAAACAAAAAAAGCAGCAAATATTAGATGAAATAAACACTCATATGATAAATGCAGATGAGGCAACTATATTGAGAAACTATTCGTTAAATCAGCACACTTATAGAACTATATTAAATCGACATTTTAAATCGTCTTCAAATACAAGATCTTTAGTTGCCGTTTCACTTAAATTGCCAGGAACTATTGAACAAAAAAAATATATAAACATAATTGGAACAGAAAATGTAAAGAAAGAACTATCTGAATATATTGATCCATATACTAAGTTTTTAACTCTAGCAATATCATCTAAACCAAATGAGTTAAAGTCATTGATAGAGAATTTAATAAAAATAGAATATGGGCAATTTAGAACTAATTCTAATGTATTAACTTGGGAATTGCCAGTAACTTTTAGGTATAAAGTAGCAGCACAAAAGGTATTTGGTAGAGATATCGAACCATTAAGTGATATGAATTATAAAATAGTTTTTCTTGCTCAAGGATATGGTGCTGGATGGAATGGATTTGTGAAGGTTGGAAAACAAGGTCCACCTTGGACTGGTGGAGGTGCAGCATCAACATTTGAATTTTTCTATGAACAATATCCAGAATACTCTAAGGTTATACAGAAATTAGTTCAATTAAGAGCAAAAGCTTTTAATTATGTTTTAACTGGTAAAGAAAATGGAAAAATAGATACTTCTACTTTTTCAAATAAGTTGAAATCACTATATCAAGCAGCATTAAGAGAAATAACAACTAGAAAAATACTAGTTAATACTGTTGGTGTAAAATATAATAATGTTGAGAAATTTTTTAATCTTTATGATGAGGAAAATAAAAGTAAAGATAGTATGACAATGTATCAAGTTGCCGTTATTAATTTAGTTAAGGGAAAAATAAATCCTTCAATTAAAATAACAAACAAATACGCAAGTTTTAATATGAATGTTGGTAAAAAATCAGAAAGAAAAGCAACATCTTCTGAAACTCAAGAAAGAATAAAAGCACATTATGCACATGCACAACTTGCGTGGTTTACTTTTATTGGTGGAAAAAATTACCAAACATTCCTTAAACAAAGAATGTTTTTGACCATATATGGAGTTATCAGTAAAAAAGGATATAAGATATTTGATTACAATAAAAACATTGCCACAGTTAAAAGTGCAATTACTGCATCAATGAAAGGTATGCCTAAAGCAGCATTTGATTCTGCTCCTCACCTGTTACTGTCATGAAACTGGCACATTGATGATCTCACTGCAAGTTGGTATGCTATACTAGAATTGTCTTAAGGAGATCAATGAAGTTTAATTTTTCTGATTTTGCGGATAGAGAAGAAGCAATTTCTTCAATAGAAAATTCTATTGAATTGATTGTTGATTGCTATTCTAAAGATTCTTTATTAGATAACTATCTTGATCAAGAAACGATTGACAAGTTGAGATTTATCCTTAACGATATTTCGGAAGGAATTATTAAATAGCAAAGGTGACACCCTATAAACCGTCACATGCACCTTGACTTCCTGGTCAAGGTGCTTTATATTATGTTCATCAATCGCACAGCACTCACTTGACCATCACTCTTCGTCCTCACCAGAAACGTGCAGTCAATGCGATGTGGGATAACAACAAAGGTCAGGTTATCATCCCTACGGGTGGTGGCAAGACTATTTGCATGATTGAAGATGCAATCACCAACATGGAACTGTCCAAACAAGGTCAGACCTTTGTTGTGGTTGCTCCCCGCATCCTGCTTGCTGAACAACTGTGTTCTGAGTTCCTTGAGCTGATTGACACCAAGAATGTTCATGTGATGCACGTTCACAGTGGTGAGACTCAGCATTTCAGCAGCACTAAATCAGATCAGATTCATCTGTTTGCTAATGTTGCTCGCACTGCTGGTGATTCCTGCATTATCTTCACCACTTACCATTCTCTGCACAAAGTTCAGCAGGCAGATATTGAAGTCAATACCATTTACTTTGATGAATCTCACAATTCCGTCACTCGCAACTTCTTTCCTGCTACTGAGTTTTTCTCTCACGATGCTGATCGTTGCTATTTCTTTACTGCGACTCCGAAACACTCTGCTACGGTAATGAAACCTGGCATGAATGATCGGGAAGTCTATGGTGATGTGATCTGTCAGGTTCCTGCTCCTGAACTGATTGAAGGTGGTTTTATCATTCCTCCTAAGGTTATTGTCAATGAACTGGACAATGCAGATCTGTTTTCTGATGTTCCTGTTCGGGATGCAACTCACCTGATCAAGACTATTGATGAGACTGGTGCTGACAAAGCACTGATCTGCTCCAAGTCCACTAAGAACATTGTCAACCTGATTGGTCAGTCTGACTTCTGCTTCCAACTGGAGATCCGCGGTTATTCTTACATGTATATCACTGCCAAGACTGGTGCTGTGATTGATGGTCGCAAGGTCAACCGTGAGAAGTTCTTTGAGACTCTGAGTGCTTGGGGTAAGGATGATGAGAAGAAGTTTGTTGTGCTCCATCACAGCATCCTCTCAGAGGGCATCAACGTCTCTGGTCTCAATGCTGTGATCTTTATGCGGTCCATGGACTACATTGGTATCAGTCAGACCATTGGACGTGTGATCCGTCTGCACAAGGATGATGCTGCTGGTCTTCGCAATGGCACCATCACTCCTGGTAAACTTGATCAGTATACCAAATCTTTCGGTCTGGTTTGCATCCCTACCTACAACAAAGTGGGTATCCAGACTGCTCAAAAGATTCAGAATGTTGTTGACATTGTGTTTGAGCAAGGTGATGCTGCTGTTTCTGTAATCAAGAGGTGATCTATGAAGTATACATATACTAACTCATCACTATTAGAACCTATTGCATACAAGCAATATTGTTCAGATGATGGAAACTTTGTTGTGATTCCAATGGTAGGTAAGAGTAGTAAATTTACTATCATTGCTGAAGGAAAACCAACAGGTAAAATCTATCGCAAATTTGACACAGCAATGAAAGATGTGTTAAAATTGCAAAACCGATATAATAAAAAATCTAAGAAGAAGTAGTATGTCAAACTATTCATTATATTGTGATGTTCCAGAAGAAAGTGATGATTATCTAATTCCATTGTTTTCTACACCTTTGCTGCATTTAAAAGTTTCTGATTGGGAAGAAAAAAAGAAAGAACTATTAGAAATCTTTGAAAAAAGAAAATCTGATCCTGAAGCATGGCAAGTTGGGGCAAGAAGAGATAGTGCTTTAGATGTAGAAACTGATTATCACCATAATTACGATAATAATCTTGATTACAGTGAAGATATTACTGAAATTTTTCAAGATGAACTAGAGATTCTTGCAGATACTTTTCAATGTAGTGTAGAAGTTTGCACTACATGGTTTGAGAAGGCAAAAAAAGGCAAAATGCATCAAGTACATAATCATGGTATAAGTGGTTTTAGTGCTGTATGCTTCATTCAATTCGATCATAAAAAACATACACCAACTGTATTTTTAAATCCTAATCTTGCAGATGTTGAAATTGCTAATGCGCTTCCACCTAGGATTAGAGAAGGATCATTGATATTTTTCCCTTCTTATCTTCTTCACTATACTGCTCCAAATGAGAGTGATACTGATAGGATAATTCTTTCATTTAACACAATTGTAGAGTATGAGCACTTTACATATGAGGAAGAAAGAAAGATGAATGCTCAGGATGGAGAATATTTCACTGAAGATGTCTAAATCATTTATTCTCCGTAACTTTTTGTTTGAAGATAATGTAAAAGATCTTAATCAATGGACTCTTGAGAATTGTCAACAAAACTTCTTTGAAGATGCTGGAATGGATCCTGATAACCCTGGCACAAGATTTACAACGAGATTTCCAAATGAATCTGTTGCCCCAAATATAGATTATCCTCTATCTGCTTTTGCTGTTAAGCAAAGAATTATTGATTACTTTGATCTAAAACACTATAAAAATCCACCATCATATAGTCATGGAATAGTAAATGGTATTGGATATGAAGGTGGTAGAATAGAGCAGCATATTGATCCTACATATTATCCAAATACAAAAACTGTTCACTTTAATGCTATTACGCAGCAAGCAGATAGGGGTGGACATACTATAATTGATGGTGTAGAATATAATGACATTCAATCAACAGATCTTTTGATTTATCAAGTATCTGAAGTTTACCATGAAGTTACTCCAACACACGGTAAAACTCCAAGAATTTTATGGGTATTTGGATTTTGTTTAGATGATAAAAAAATAAGGGAAATATTCTTATGAAAGTAAACTCAAAACTTTTTGAAACCAATGATCTGTCAAACATGAACATCATTGAGTTTGTTGATGGTGATAAAGTATCCAATCTTTTTTGGATGGATAACTTTTATAAAAATCCAGATGATGTTTATGATTATCTTCTATCGATAGAACCTCCATTATGGAAAGTTGGTCCAGAATGGAATTTGGGCAGAGGAACACTTAACACAAAGTATTTTGAAGATCGTAGACATCAACTAGATGTTGATGAAATTCTCCCTGTAATCAATTCTCTATCCAAACTTTGTGGACAGGAAGCATTGGATGAGCAAATTATCACAAATTTCTCTAGATTCAGTAAAATAAAAGAAAATCCATATCATGATCATTATTGGTGGCCTCATCATGATGGTGGATATAATGGTATTTGCTATTTCTCAAAACATGATGAGATTGGAACGAATTTGTATAAACCATTGATTACTAATGATCCTGAGTTACTTCCATTGGATGAAAATGGTGGTGTAAGAGATGAACATGCTCTTCCATGGACACCTAAAAAATATTGGGAAAAGGTAGTTAGTTTTAGATCAAAATTCAATCGTTTTGTTATGTTTGAAGGATCATACTATTATCATAGTATGGACTTAACAGGAAAGAATTATTTTGCTAATCATTGGAGTAATGCAGAATATAGAATTAACCAAGTATTCTTCTTTGGCGATTTCTTTAAATATCAAGGTTGGTATAGAGATCAATGCAAAGAAACTTGATAGGAGATAATAATGACTGAACATAGATTTAGACCAGAAATAAGTCCAAATGATGATGATTTTGAAGAAATTACAATATCAAACATCACCCAGAAAGATTTATTTGTCACACCATTTTTTGATTTTGAGTTAGATTTTGATAACAATGAAGTTGTTGAAGAATGTTTAAACTTGAAAGAAAAATATCCTAATGGAGTTAAAAAATCTAATTGGGGTGGTGGATGGCAAAGTCAGGTATATGAACTTCATAATATAAGAAGGACAACAACACCTGTAATTCAAAATCTGGCAAGAAATGTTATTGATCTAACTAACCATATGCTAGAACAATGCAATGCTCAACAGAGAGTTAGTGACAATGATATTGGTTGGTGGATTAACATCAATAAAGGTATGGGATATAATGTTCATCATACTCATCCTGGATGCAGTGTAATTGGAATATATTATCCAAAAATACCAAAAAATATGCAAGAGACTGAAGGAATGTTTTCATTGATTAGAACTGATGCAATGAATCATAATAGTGCATTTGCTGATATTCCAGATAATTGTGAATATTTTATCAGACCAGAAGAAAAGCATTTGTATCTCATGCCATCAACAGTTGCACATTATGTGACACCACACTTTAGTGATGAAGAAAGAATATCCATCGCATTTAATATTGGATAAATAATACACGTTATCTGTTGTTAGTTATTGGTATAATATGTCTATTTTACAAACGAGTGGTATTCAATTTGGTTCCGATAATACTATTCTAAATTCTAAGTATGGCATTATTCCCCAAAATAGTGTCGCAGTGTTTTATCAAGCAGCAGCACCTGGGGGATGGGTTCAAGTAACGACACATAATAATAAAGCACTTAGAGTTGTATCTGGAACTGGTGGAGGATTTGGTTCTGGTGGAACTGATGGTCCTGGTGGGCAACCATTTTCTACAATTTTCCCAACATCAACCCGTCCAATTACTGGAACTGTAACTGCTGCTGGTACTGTTGGTGATACAACACTTACAATTCAGCAGATTCCTGGACATACACATAATGCAGGTTCTTCAGTTAATGTCAGTCCTGGATCTCCTGGTATTGGTGGTCGTGCTGTAAATGCTGATGCACCAGCAACATCACCAACTGGTGGAGGTGGAGCTCATACTCACCCATTTAGTGGCACTGCATCACCATATAGTGGAAGTATTGATATGAGAGTTCAATATATTGATGTTATTCTTTGCCGTTTCCAGTGAGGTTATAAATGTCAATTTTACAAGCAGATGGTATTGAATTCGGTAATGGTACTGTATTAAATACATTTTACGGTATTATTCCACAAAGCACTACAATGGTGTTTTATCAGGCATCAGCACCTACTGGGTGGACACAAGATGCGACTGAAAATAATAAAGGACTACGAGTTGTAGATGGTAGTAGTGGATTTCAAGGAGGAAGTTCTGGTGGTTTAATTGCTTTTACAGATTTATTCAATGACAGCACAGGTGCAGAAGCAAATTGTACTTCAACAATTACTGGTTCTGTAGATGATACAACCTTAACAGAAGCACAAATACCAGGACACACACATAATACTGGAAGCAATCCTAACTCATACAGAAGTTCGGCATCATCATCACCATTCAGATCTGATAATAGGCAACCAAGAGGTTATGCAATTAGAGGTGAGACTAGAGTTGTCTTTGAGAATAGAGTTATCGTTAATTTTAGACAACCAATTAACGTAAGACAACCTCGTAACTATAGACAAGAGCAAAGACAGAGAGTTCCATTAAGAAATCGTCAACCAAGAAACTTTAGGGTTAGATACCCTGCACGTTCTAGAAGACCAGTACCTTTTCGTGCTCCTGTTCCTTTCCGTGTTCCTCTAAGATGGAGGAATCCAATTAACTATCGTCGTGATGATGGAAGATGGAGAAGACCCATTCAACAACAATTCCGTTCTTCTTGGAGAAATAATGATAGATTCCCTAGAAGAAGAGGTGGAAGACGTAGAAGGAATGATAGAGAACCAAGAAGAAGAGATAGAAGGGGTACTAACTGGTGGAACTGGAGACAAAGACGGCAAATTAGAAGACCTAGATCTTATAGACAGAGAAGATCATTCCGTCAACCAAGAAACTTTAGACAACCTCGTAACTTTAGACAGAGGAGATCATTTAGAAATAGACAACCTAGAACATTTAGAGTGAGGTATGCGTTCAGACAAAGAAACGCTTTCCGTATCAATATTCCATTTAGGGTAACAGTTCCACAAAGAAATCCTGCATCTTATAGACAACCAAGAACATATCGTGTTGTACAAAGATATCCTTTAGTTTCTAACGTTAGGGTATCACAAAGAACACTATCTCCTGGTGGTACTATCAGAGCAAATAACACGCAAGCACCAGCAACATCATCAACTGGTGGTGGTCAAGCACATACTCATCCATTTACTGGAAGTGAAGTTAGTTTTGTTGCCTCTCTATCTCCATTGAGAGTACAATACATTGACGTTATCCTTTGCAGTTTGGATTGATCATGCTATAATAAATAATACACTGAATTTCGTTTTATGACTAAGGCAACTGGCAAGTGGTGTCCACTTATTAAAAAAGATTGTGTTGAGCATAAGTGTTCTTGGTATACACATATTGCTGGACAAGATCCGAATACTGGTAATCAAGTAGATCATTGGTCTTGTGCAATTCAATGGATGCCAATGCTGATGATTGAAAACAGTCAGCAGCAACGATCTACAAGTGCTGCTGTTGAATCATTCCGTAATGAAATGGTCAAAGCAAATGAGAGTAATCAGCAAATGTTAGATGCTGTTGGTAACATGTATCTAGACATGTGTGAAGCACAGGGTGTTAATGTATCAGAATACTTTGAACCCTTGGAAGGTATAGATAATGAAGAAGAAAACTTACTACCCGAGTCTGACGAGGAGAAACAATGAGAATTTCTATTATTCCTGAAGATAAAAAAATTATTGTTGATAAAAAAACGGTAGATCTTGAGGATGATGCACCTTGGGATTTTGATGATGAGCATATTCATGCTATTCAGTGGAAAGATGGTAGAGGTTCTTTAGAATATGAAGATGTTCCTGGTGAAAGTCCTGTACCAAATAAAATCTTTGGTGAAGATGAATTTGAAACCATTGTTCAACCATATCTCGATTATTACAATACCTTCTTAAACCTTTATGAGCAGAAAGAGCTTGCTGCTGCTATTGCAGAAGAGGAGAATCTTGCTGCTCAGATTGAAGAACTAAATCTTGATAAACTAGAGAAAGAAGCACAACTTGTCATCATTGAAGATCTTCAAAGACAAAATAAAGAACTTCGTCAGGAAAAGGATGTTCTTGCTGATGAAAAGTCTAGATTAGAGCAAGCAGAATTTTTCGATAAACAAACTGCTGTTATTCAACTGGAAAGAGAGAAAGCAGCAAGAGAAAGTGAATATAGTGCTCTAGAACAGCAGAAAGCAGATGAATTTTTTCAAAAGAAATCTCTAGAACTTGCTAAAAAGTATGATAATCTTCTAGAAGATTTTGAAAAAGAAAAAGAAGCATTTATTGAAGAGAGAAAACAGTATCAAGAACTTCTTGCACAGGAACGTGAGAAGATGGAAAGAGAATCAGAACTTCTTGAGAAGCAGATTCTTGAAGATGAGCAAGAAGCAATGCTCAAGAGAGCACAAGAAGATAAAGTTCGTGAACTTGAAAATGAGCAACTTGAACTTATCCGAGCAGAACTTGAGATGCAAAGAGAAAGTTTAGAAATTCAAACTCTAGAAAATCAAGAGTTTATCAATGAATTTAAAGATAAACTTACAGATCATGCTTCAAAACTTGAGATGGGTCAAGAATTTGTAGAGCAAGAGTTGGAAGAAAAACGTCGTTATCTCTTGAAGACTTCTGAAGAAATTGATCGTAAGATGGAAGAGGAGCAAGCATACGATGAAATGGATCTTGCTCTTGAATTAGAATATGAAAGACTTGAAGAAGAGTATAGAGAAAAGCAAAAGCAAGAAATTCTTGATTCAAAACTATTTGATCCTGAAGCACTACAGAAAGAAACTCAAGAAATCTTTGAACAAAATATTCAAAGACAAAAAGTTGAATCTGGTGCAGAATATGATGTTAATGATGTCCTAAATCTCATTGATCAAATTGATCCACAACAACTTTATACTACTCTCACAAATGATGAAAGAGAGGATAATGAGTTCCCTGTAGATAAAGCAGTTAAGTGGTTTGCAGAACTTAAGAAAGTTATTGACGAAAACCAATCCTGATTAAACAACAATGAATAGTGATTTGCTCAGGAACAACTATCTGGTTGTTCCTAATTTTATTACTCCAGAACATGCCGAAAAATTAAGAACAGAGTTTCATTTAACTGACTCAAAGTTTAAGTTTAGCGGAGACCCACAAGCACCAAATTCTGCTGCTGTCTGGAATTATCTTCCTGCATTAGAATTGCTTGCCAATAAAACATCTCATGTTTCTGAGATTGTTGGTGAGACTGTTCTCCCTACTTACGTTTATTCTAGAATTTATCGTAACGGAAGTGTATTAACAAAGCACACAGATCGTCCTGCATGTGAAGTTTCTATGACTTTACATTTGGGTGGTGATAAACCTTGGGCAATCTGGATTGAAACGCCAGAAAGAGAAAAAAGATGTGTCTCTTTGAATCCTGGTGATGCTATGCTATACTTGGGATGTATTGCTCCACATTGGAGAGATAAATTTGATGGTGAACACTATACTCAATTCTTTTTACATTATGTAAGAAGTCGTGGATATTGTGGTGAAGCATATTTTGATAGAGAACGTGATCTTGATGAAGATTTTGACATTTTAAGAGAGGAGTATGAAGAAATGAAAAACAGATTTACAGGTTCATCTAATAATGTAATTCTTCCTAAAAAGTATAGAGAAGAGAAAGAAAGTAGATTCAAACGTCGTCAATTAGGAACTGGAAGAGAAGAGAAACTTGAGATCGTAGAACTTAAAGATGATGATAAAGAGTTCGTTGATTTTGATGAAGTTGTTGTTGCTAATAAAAAGTATGAAAAGTTTCTAACAAAGAAAGATTCTCCCGAAATCATTGCAAAACCAAAAAAGAAAGGTGGTCTATCTCAAAAGACTTTAGAAGATTTTGTTTTGCATCTTGAAGAAGCAATTGATCCTGATTTTTGTGATGAAATTCTAGAACAATATGTTTATACAAATTATTGGGAAGCAACATTAACTGGTAGTGGTCATGATCCAGAAGCAAGGAGATGTGCATTTATTCCTATTTCAGATCCAGGAGTTCTTGGAGAAGATAATCAAGAAGAACGTAAAGAAATTGATAATAAACTATTTGAAATTGTCCAGGGTTTAATCAAACAATATCAAGATATGCACCCTGATTTTGAATTAGAAATTCAAGAAGATTCTGGTTATGAACTTCTACGTTATGAAGAAGGTGATTTCTATATTCAACACACGGATTCATTCAAAGAGCAACCCAGAGCATTAACCATTATTATGTCAATGAATAACGGATTTGAAGGTGGTCAAGTTGCACTATTTGATAGAGAACTTATGTATAGTCTTGATTGTGGTGATGTTC